GCTAAGTCTAAGTTAAGAGTAAGTCTTCCACCAATAGGTTGTTCAATTGGTGAATAACCATCTTGTCTGCTAAACTTACAACTATTTTTTAGTTGCTTAACCCCATCTATTTTATGATAAGGCGACATAATTAAAGGATTCAAACCTAAAGCACATGCTCTATCTAATAACTTAGGCAAATCAAACTTAAGACCAAACCATGCAATTAACATATCGGGGTCTTTAGCAATCATACTTCCCATAAAAGATTCAATCATATCTTTTTCATTATCAAATGTTCTTTTTCTCCCTATTTGTTTTTCTTCTTTATCAATAGGACTATCCACCAAATTGCATTCTAATTTATTAGGAAACCATACCCATTGTGTAAATTTTTTATCATAGTTATCATACACTACAATAGTAGTAATGCAACCATCATGTTCTCCACCTTGCGCCCATTCCATATCCCAATACCACTTACGCATATTATATTCGGGCATTTCATTGACTTCATCAACTGCATACCTAAATGTAAATGGTACATCAGCCTCGTATGTTTTACTAAAGTGCTGTCTAGCCTTGTAAATGTCAAAAGACTTTTCGACATATACACGCTTTAGTTTTGTTCCATCTAAACTAGTCCAGTCTCCCTCTTCATACTCAAACTCACCGTTAGCGTATTTGCTAACTGAATATGTTGGTATATTAGGTTCATCAACTGAAACATAGAAGTATGGCCTAAACGATACCTCTTCGCTTTTCTTTACTCCGTTTTCTCTCCAAGATTTATATATTACATTCCCATTTTTATTACTAATTATCATTTATATTCCTCAATTTGCTAAGTGTGGTGCTTTAATTATCAATTTGTTTTCCGACATAATTAACATCGGGAAATCATCTTTAACATAAAAGTTTAGCATTTCGTTGTCAAACAATACATGAAGCGGGCTAGAGAAATCTAGCGTTGCTGATTCTCCAATGTTACCTTCTAACTCAATAGAAGTTTCAAACTTATTTGTGTTATTAGTGGCACTTGACATAGATAACTTATTCTTATCATGTTCATAGTTGAGGTGATAAACACCACTACCAATTAACTCACAAAGTTTCATAGTCTCACTAAATGTATTAGAGTCTAACTGAAAGGCTCCTTCAAACTTTGATTTGTTAAACTCCGGTAGAGTTTCTAACTCTTCTTCAAATCTTGTGTGCAATACATACTGACCCATACGATTGATAGCATCCATGTTTGGATGATTAACAACAATGGGCTGTGTAACTTTACTACTACCATTTGTCATAGTAATAATATCATTACTGTTTATCTCTACATCACCACTAAACTTCTTTAGATACTTTAGTAGGGTTTCTGTTTCTGCAACAAATCTACCGTTTTCTTCACCATCAACTGTCAAATTGACTTTGACAATTAGTGAATTGATAGCATCACAGTTCCATAAACTAAGTGTGTTGTCTTGTAATCTAGCGTAGAAATACTCTACCAAACTACCATTTGTAACACTCGCACCTTTCACATATTTTCCCTTCAATTGTATATCTGTCAAAGACTTGACAAACTCTTTTGCATCTACTGTAAATTTCATTCTTCCTCTCTCCTGTTTCGTTCTAGTATTTCTAATACTTCATTGTTGTAATGTTCCTTTACCAATTCATATACACCCGATATAGAATTAACTATTGCTATACTGCCTATTTCCTCTAGTAAAAGGCACAACGCATCATCAAACATTTCATCAGTAACCCAACTATAATCGCTCATTGTTTTCTCATCTCCTTTTTTCATATTGTTCCCTCTCTTAATTCTTTAATTCCATTCCATGTAATATTAGGTGGCGT